AGCGCTCGCACGCATGTAAGCCGGTGGTGTCAAATCCACCTGCCTCAGCTCGCGGTCCTGCTCCATAGGCAGAGGGTCAATCTTTGTAAGGGTAGAGAACTTGTGCCCCACCAGGACACCAGAGGGTTCCCAATACTCAAACCCATCCTCCTCCTCAAATCTCCACACCTGAATCAAGGCAGCAGGGTCATCCTCAGTCCCAGTAATCACAAAATCAGAATCAGGGACCGCAATCTCCCCATCACGCTCAATGAGCTCCACAGTGCCCCTAGCCATCCCACCGCTAGAGTCCCACTCCACAAAATCGCCCACCTCGAGCTCATCAGGTTCTGCACGCTCCTCAGAACGCTCACCCTCAAACTCACTATCCTCAGCAATAGCAATAGCCACACCCTGATCTATCGCACCCTGCTTAGTGTCGTGGCATCCCATAACTTCGCCATCCTCTTTCACAGTGGCCCATTCCCCCACAGCACAGCTGGGGTTATTTTCCTCAATGTAGTAAGGCATTAGTCCTGTCTCAACACTCCAACCTGATTGTCCTCAGAAGCGACAGCAGAAAGGGTTTGCCCCTGAATCATTGGCAGTTGCATGCTCTCACCGCCACGCAAACGCACACCATCACCCACAGAGCCACCCAGCCACACATCATTGTGACCATTGTATTTTTCAGCAAAGCCCATCTGGAAAAAGACCTTAGTGGTTTGGTTTCCATCATTGATGAACTGGAGGGCATAGGTTGTGGAGGGTTTCAGGGTGTGGACTTTCCCAGAAGTAGAACCGCCACCTGCAGCATGTTTGTCAGCTGTCACATACTCCTGAGAGATAGCAGATCCCCCACTTACAGCGGTAGCGCTCTTTAGTTCACTAGTGATTGTGTCTGAATAGTTCCTGTTGAGATTGTAAACAGGTATGGCAGCGCCTGTGGTGGAAACTGTTGCACCCTCAACCAATCGAGCGCTGACATTTTCTACTGTGGAGATAATCTCATAAAAGTCAATTTGTGCCCCATTAGCGCCGGTAGTGAAACCAAAAGAGGCTGTTCCAGGAGAGTTCACCGTGAAAGTTTGAGCCACGAGAAACAGCAAACCTTCACGGGCATAATCATCAGGCTCATTTGTGGGTTGCTGATTTTGTACCACAGCAATCTGAGCATCAGCAGACATCCCCACAATAGGTGTGGTCGCTGTGCCTACGGTCACACCATAGGAATTGATTGCCTCAGCAGGCATTACTGCACCTCATCCTTATACACACTGTCAGGGTTCTCAGGATCCACCTGGGCAACACCCTGCAACTGCACAGAAGGCAAACCAGTGTGAGCGACAGGAGGCAGGCCAACCATCTCCATAGCCTCAGCAGGACTGAAACCAGCAAACACTAGATCGCGCACCATCTGCACTTTCTCACGCTGGGCACGCACACCAGACTCAGACAGGTTCACATTAGCGAGAGGCACACGCACCTGAGATGCTGCATCGCCTTCCTGTGCTGTGAGGTCCTCCCACGATCTAATGTCATTGATAGTAAGGAAGCCTGACTGCAAGCCTGTGCTGTAAGCAGCAAACCTAGTCTGTGTGTCAGCTCTGAGCAGTGCGCTCATGTTGAACTTTATGAAAGCTTCAGCGCCTCCAGGGTAGCGAGACATGAGAGGGCTCATCGCATCCTCAAGCAGGGTCACATAGGGTCGCAAAGTGTGAGTCACAAACGCAATCATGTTCTGCTCAACACTCGAATAAGTGTTAGTGCCTGGAAGATTGAGCATGTGTGAGGGGATACGCCAAATGCGTGCCACATCCTCCACAGCCATTCTGCGAGCCTCAAGTGCCTGAGACTTCTCAGGATCTGCCTGTGTCGCTTTGAAGCTTGCACCACCGCTTAGAACGCCTGTGCGCCCACTCTTACGCCATCCTTTGTGAGCATTGTCGAAGCTGTTACGCAAACCTTCAGCCTGCTCCTGTGTGAGCGCCCCAGGATACTCAATGACACCCTGCAGGGTTGTACCAGAGCCAAAGAAAGTAGCAGCGTACATTTCCAGAGCTTTAGCGAGCGACAGGTTCTCTTTCATCGCACCCACGCGAGACACACCGCGAATGTGACCAGGCTTCAGCAAATCAGGGATGTAAACAATCTGCTCAGAGGTCAGAGGCTTATCCTCGCCCTGCACATCGAAAATCAAACGCCCCTGCCCATTACGCTTCACATCTACAGTGCTGGGGTTGAGCACATTGAGGTTCACAACCTCACCGCGACCATTGCTGAAAACGCGGATGAAAGCATTGCCGTCAATCAGGAGGCTCACCAGAACGCTCTTATAGAAAGTGCTGTGACCACTGAAGTTCACATCAGGTTGCCCTACCCAGGCTGGCTTAGGTCTGAAAGGTCTACGGTTGCCGTCATCGCGGAAGAAAACATCCACAGGGAGAGTGCCGATGGTGTCAGAGATGAGTGACACAGCTGACCACACTGCTGCAATCTGGTAGGCGTTCTCCTCAGTGACATTAGTGCCAGCTTGACTGCTGAAAACAATGTCATCACCAGTCTCAAAGATGGTCTGGAAACTGATTGCCCTATCTTCCCAAAGTTTGTTGAATACCACTTATCGCCCCAAAGCTAATCCGATTAGAACCATGAAAACGCCGCCCACGATGAGCCCCACAGGGAGGCTGATAAGGGTAGCGCCTGCTGTAATTGCCACAGCACCAGTAATCTGAAGAATGTTAGACATCATCACCTATCCGAAAAATTGTGGCACTGGTTCTAGTTTAGCGCCTGTGAGTGCCCTATCTACTGCCAGCACCATTGCAACAGCAGCGTCAATCTTGCGTGGGCTGTTCCTAGAGTCTTTCACAATGCGTGGTCCAAGGTTGTCAATCTTGGTTACAGCGTTTCCGAGGTGTCGAGCGAGGATGGGGTTGCCGTCATGGATGAGCCGGTGCTCTGTCACAGCGTCAAACACTTTGGCACAGGCTGGGACCATGCGCCTAGCTGATGTGGAAGGCCATTCAACAATTGGCACACCCTTCTCCTCGAGGGCTTGCATGGATCTCTGCCACCTGAAAGGATCACACGCTACTTCACGCACTTTAGGGTGAGCTTGGCAAAAGTCCAACACAGTCTGCTCCACCTCAGCAATATCCACGCGCCAATCATCGTCATGGATGTTCAGGTCTTTCTCCCACGCCTTCACTAGAAACACTTTGACAGGTTCATCATCCTTAGGAACAACAGCACCCACGATTACTGAAGCGTCACCAGAGAAGGATCCGTCAAACCCCAGCACAATCTCATCATCAGGTGACACCTCGAAAGGTTCCTCACACGCCTCCCACGCACCGCTAGGGAGCCAAGAGATTTGCGAGGACACCCACTGATTACACCGCTTAGTGCGAAACTCCGCCTCAGGTGTACGCCTCACCGCGCTCTCAAAGTCAGACTGTGTGTTGATGTCATTGAAGCCAGGATTAGCAAGCGCCCAAGTTTCAGGGTTCCTGTGATCAGAATCCTCAGGGGCTTCCCACGCAGCCATGAAGAATGTGGGGTCATCTACCTCACCGCGTGCAACCTTCTGCCCATACTGGTAGAGGCTGTAACAGATTGAGTCCCTTCCACTGGAATCCATACGCACCCCAGCGGTGCTGATTGCTATGAGGGTTGCAAGTTTTCCACGCGCACCCATAGCTAGTGAAAAGGTGTCGTAAAGGTCACGGTTCTTTTGCGCGTGCAACTCATCAAAGACAGTCATAGTGGGAGACAGTCCCTCTTTGGAGTACGCCTCAGCAGACATCACACGATAAACACTGTTCAACTTAGGGAGCTCAATCGCATCACGGTAAAGCTTGGTGATACTAGACAGCTCCTGAGAAGCCTCAATCATTCTGCGAGCATCAGCAAATACAATCCGCGCTTGCTCTTTCTCGGCAGCAACCGAATACACCTCAGCGCCCTTAGGTCCCACAATCAGCCCATACAAACCGATAACAGAACCGAGGGCAGACTTACCGTTCTTGCGAGGCATCAGCACTAGCTGGGACTGGTGTCTATAGCCCTTGTCATACGCAAACATGTGCTCCAACAAAGACCGCTGCCAAGGTCTCAAAACCAGAGGCTCACCTGACTTACCAGCCACTGAATCCTTAGTGATAACACCAAACGCTTCAGCAAACTCAGCAACCGGCTCATACTTCCTACCTCGCTCAATAGCATCATCAGGAACAGGGGTGAGCCAGCGAGGAGGCCAACTACTCTGCTCCATACTCATCCCTGTTAGCGCGGCGCTCCATCAGCTCCTCAAGCTTGGACTTAGCCTTCACCTCAGCCAGCCCCAGCTTCGAGCGATCAGAAGGCGTGAAGCCGAGCAAGGATAGTGAGGTCTGAATTAGCTTCTCAGTTTCGAGCAGTGACATGTTCACTTTGCGCTCAGTGGGATCCGCAAGAAACTCCTCACGCAAAATCTCACGCCTATCCAAAAGCTCACACACCATCTGCAGCAGTTGCACATCAGTGCGCGAGCTAATCCACAAACCCCCAACCTCAAACACCTCAGACCACAACTGCATCCCAGCATCACCCAAAGGGCGCAAAGGTTCCCTGTACCCACCCTCAATCTGCATCAAAGAACCCTCCCCAGGAATCGGCCTCCTACCAGGGTTCCCCAGCTTGCGTTTCATCTCAATCGGCTTTGCAGGATTAGGCATACCCCCTATGGTATCCCAAACCTTTGAAATGCGGATGCCTACAAAGTGG